CGTATCTTTCTATTCTAACAATTTTTTCATTGGGGAAGAAACTAAGAATACGAGCAGTTTCTGTACCAATACCAATAGAATCACCTGCTGCAACATTATCAGGAACAAAATTAACTCTTAGGTCTGTAATAATACCAGTGTAACCATCATCTGTTAGAGATGCAGCATAACCTGCAACTGCAATCTTTTTAAATCCTTCTAAGTTTTTAATATAAGTTGATATACCAGTTACTCTAACAGTATCAGATCCTTTAAACTCATGATACGGAGTTACTCTAAAAACAACTCCCTGTCTGGTATGTTTAATAGGAAGATCTGGTAATGTAGTTACAGAACTACTAATATTATCAATTGGTTTTCCTATAAGTTTTTTAATTTCCGCATCTGCACCAACACCATTAGTTCCTGTATTATCAAAAACTACTTTTTCACCAATACTGTAACCAGAACCTTTACTTATAACATTGATGTTTTCTATAGAACCTTCTAGAAGATTACTTGGATTTGAAACTTGGTTGTTAGTTCTATATGGTTGGAATAGGTAATCATAACTAACACCATCTCCAAACAAGTTATATGGTTGTGTATTTCTTACAAGTTCTGAATTATTGAAGTCAAAAGTAACTTGATCTAGTAATTTACCCTTTACAGTATTTTCTTCAACAGCAAAAGATCTATATGTGTCACCGATGAAAAATGGGAACTGCGGAGTATTTAAAAAATCTACTGTAGCAAAATACGCATAGACTCCTTGAGGAAAATCGGGAGTCTTAGTAAATCTTCCGTTATGTTCATCTAAATTTCCTTTTCCAGTGTAAACATAATCCTCTATGAAATATCCAAAAGGAAATAATGATGAAGGAGGTCTATTTTCAATATTAGTTGCTGATATCTCATAACTAGACTGCATCTTCTCAACATCAGATTGAATATCATCAGTATCGACTAATCCATAAGGACCGTATATTGGATTTCCATCATATGCCCAACCAATGATAGGAGAGTGTCCTGTTCCATCATCATCGAAGAAATTCCTAATAGAGTTACCGTATCCAACAACATTAACTGCTAGACCGTCTCCAATAGGTTGTAGGTAGTCCATTTCAGACTGATCTAAGCGATATGACTTATTAACAGTCAAACCCCTTACAGTCGCTTCTGCCTTAAACTCAGAACCGACAGGTACAACATTAACACTTGTATTAGTTGCTGCATATCCAATACCACCAGATATAACTTTAACATCCGTAATTGAACCACTGTCATTTACAACAGCTCTTAATGTTGCACCTTGAGCAAGTGGTGCAGCACTAATAACATTAAGATTAGGAGGTCCTACATAACCACTTCCTCCATTTGCAACAAACGCATCAGTAACAGTGCCATTCGCAACAATGATACCAATTTGACCTAAAGTTCCTGTTGGAATATTAACAATAGGTGGATTAGGAAAATTTAAAATTGTAGATCCGTAGTTTGCACCTCTGTTGTAAACTAAGATCTCATCAACCTGTCCTTTAACAACTGGAGTTGCTACAGGTTCTTTTTCTTGCTGATCTTTAGTTAATACTTTGACTTTACATACAATTGGTGGATATTTGAAAAGATGATATCCAGAACCAGCACCAACAGAATCTATGAATACATGTTGACGATTATCGTAATTTATTTCTTCTGCCTCTCTATCGCCCTTATTACCTGCTTCAGCGAGTCTAAACTTATCTTTATCTATCTTTAGTACTTTATACTGTTTTGTTGTACTGAGACCTGTTATGACAGCGTTTACACCATTCTCGTATTCAATTGTCTCTCCATCTGTAAGTCCGTGATCGATAAACTCAACGCAATCATTAAAAGTATTAATTCCGACTGGTTTTACTAAAATATTTCTATTTGCGTAACCTGAACCAGAATCTTCTAAACTAATTCTACTAATAGTTCGTTTTTTATCAAAAGTACGGAAAATATGAAGACCTGCGTTGGTTATAGCAGCATCTTCGGAAATTAGTATTGTATTAATTCCTGCAATCGAATCTTGCTTGTTATTATGAAGAGTAAAGTTTTTTGAGTTAATAACATTGATAAAATAGTCCTGACCGCCAAATAATGTTAAAGTATCCGCAACTCCTCCTGTTGTAGCAACACCAATGTTGTTACCACCGTTATTATCATATACAATTCTATCTCCAGTTAAAAAGTTGTGATTTTTGTCAAGATTGAATGAATTATCAACTGAACTAACATCACCGCCAAGATTAGTGCTAATACCATTAAAGAATACCTGTCTAAATCTTTCTTCAACTAACGCTCTACCAATCGCACCGTTACCATTACCACCATATATTTCTACACTTATAACCTTATCAAGGTCATAGTCAAATGGGTCAATAAGAATATTTTCTACAACTCCGCTTAAAACTGGAACTGCACCTGCAGTATTTGCGACACTTACTGTCTCATCGGTAATAGTAATGTTTGGAGGTGCTTGAACATCATAACCTGCACCACTATTCAAAACATTTAAAGTTTTAACAGGACCAGAGAAGAGTGTATCCTCACCTTTATAATTTAATACCTCAATACCGTTTACAAGCATTGCGGTATTACCATCTACTGTAATTTCAGAGGTAGTTTGACCTTCTTTACCACTTTTGAGTTGTTGCTCTAAAATATATCGTTTTACAGGTCTTGCAGGGAATATATTTCGTTTTCCTTGACTGGCAAGTATAAAATCATGTTTGCTTGTAGGTAAAGTAGGTACAACAAAGAATGATGGTAAATTTGCCTTAATAAAGGAACGAGATGGATATAATCTTATTTTATTCTTTGCACTTAGAACTTCTACGAAATAACTTGGCGAATCTAACCCACCAATAACCTGAGAACCTGGTTCTGGCACATATATGATTTCATCTCCAGTTTCAAATGGAACATCTGTTGCAAACGAGATAATACTGTATCTGCCTTCTATACTATCAAATCCTTCCCAGTTTCCGCCAGCAATAGAAGGATTTATCAACTCCGCATGAATTCTATCAGATTCTATAGTGTAACTAGGCAGAGAACTAGAAGCAACAAATGCTTCTCGCTTTTCTGACTCTGATCTAGACTCATCTACGATATATGTGTTATTAATATCTGTTAGTAACTGATCTTGTCCACCTTTTACTGGAACAATGGTAGATTTAACTTTATTTTGTAATCTTCGGATATCAAACAATAATGAAGTGTCAAGAGTAGGGATAGTGCCATCAATACTAATAGATGATGAAGTTACATCAACACTAGCAACAGTTAAATCTCCTGCAACAAGAACTTCACTGTTTCTACGCAAAATTTCAATTTTATCACCAACTTTTAAACTACTTCTTTCAATATTACCAACAAGTGTAAATATAGACCCTGCAAAAGTATCAATTTCGTATCTAGTGGATGTATTGTAAATCCAACTGTTAAAAAACACCTCTTCATAGGATTTATTGATAGGTGGGTTAGCAATAAATCTTCCTAGGTTTTTTACCTTGATATCTGAGGTAGATTTTAGATTTCGGAGAGGTCTGCTAGTAACAAAGTTAGAAAGTACGCCACTTAAACGCATTTCGACCTTTTTACTAATATCTCCACCCTCATATCCATAAACAATATTGAAAGTAGATACTGTACTGTTATTTGGTATCTCTATATTGACTGGAGGATCAATATCGAAGAATTGGTTAATACTTTTTGAGTCATATGTAAATGTTTGATAAAATGATGTGCCTATCTCACCAACTTTGATTGTACCAGTGCTAGAAAAACCAATTGTAGAATCTACAGTAATAACAGACGCACCAATACCGATTTTTCCAATATTTTGACTTCTGCCAGGTACTACAAAGGTACCATCAGTCAAACCTCGTTCATCAAAACCTGTAAAGAGAGAAAGTTTGAAAAAATTGTCTCTAATTAGTGATACTTCAGAAATAGGACCTGATGCATCGTTTAATTGAGGGTTTAGTGGGTCATTATCTTGAAAAAGTGTTTGACCAACTAATTCCTGAGGATTACCAGATATTAATTCGACAGAAACCGTCTTTCTACGCAAATAATTTGCAAAAGATGGTTTTATAAGATATTTTTCTAAATCATTGATTTTTGGATCAACTCCAAAGAGTGCTTTGAAGAGAATTTTGAAAGATGCACGAGTTCCCTTTGCTTCATATAAACTTCTTGCTTCTTTTATGAAATTATTGACATCTAATTGAGGTGAAAGCGTTACTCCTTCTAAACCAGGAGCATACATTGCTTTTAAGTTCCTATAAAATTCTTTTAAGAATAAAGAACTAAGATTTATTATATTTGCACCAGTATTATGAGACTCAGCAACAGTTTTTTCCCATATTAACTGATCAGGGTCATTTTGTTTGGAAAATGTAGTGATTCCGCTAAAACCACGGAAACAACCAGTAAAACTATTTGTAGTTATACCAGTGTAACTGCAAATTTCATTATCAACTTTAAAAAGACCGTATTTTTGAGGATATCCATCAGTACTATCTACTGTAACTGTAGTATCTGTTGATGATATAGTGCCAACAAGAGTAGTTGTACCTCTTATTACATCAGTAGTTAAATTATCGACTTTAATATACGCATCAATATTCTCCGCAATATCTGCAGGTCCACCTTGGAAGTCTTGAGAGATATAATACTGTTCTAAAAATTTAGAGAACAGAGGATTCTCTGATTTAGCAAATTCTGGTATAGTTTCGCTAACGACCTGATAAGTTTTTACCCTAGGACTTAAGGGAGAATATGTTTCGATCATTCTACTGTCTGATTAGCGATCCGTTAGAGTAACTAGAGGTGACTTTATATCCTATGCCAGAAATTTGCTGACCAGATGATATTGTGTCTCTTATGATATTTATCGTAGTATTTGACATGTCTAAACTTAGATAAATGTCCTTCAATCCTATAACATCATTGGATTCTGGGAATGCCTGTATCTCAATAATGTTATTTTCCTTAACTGTTGATGAAATGTTGATAGTATTAAGTATAACTTCACCTTTAACATAATCTACAGTACCAGCAGAGTTAATAACTACGACTGCTTCCTCAGTTGCGGAAGTAGGAGGTTTAAATACAGCGATATCACCCATCAAACCATCAGCTCTTGGTATATCAGTAAAGTATACCTCACCTTCAACACCATTAACACCAAATCCAGTAGATTTAATAGTTCCACCGCCAGGTTTTACATTAAACTGATTACCAAAACATAATTCATACTGAGCAAACTGATTTATGAGTGCTTTTAGGTCTCTGCGAATAGTAACCTTTGTAATATTGGAAGTAATTGCTGGATCGGTCTGATCAATAATTCGTTGAGACTCAGAATACTTAAATCTACCACCAAATGCATTCAAATTAGTAGATTTTCCATACTCAGTGAGAGATGTAGTAACTTCTGCCTTAAGTTGGTCTCTATCATCCATTATACTATTGTTATAATATACAAAAGAGTCCAATTCTACATACAAAATCTTTAAATCTTCAATTCGTTGGTTAATTCCTGCAATTGAATACTGTTTTAGGTTAGTTAGTATGTTTTGTTTGGTAAAGTCAGATAAAAATGTACCGTTTTTAGGTTTTATGCTTAAAACTACAGTTCCAAACTCAGGAGGATCTAATTCTTCACCACCAACAACAGAAACAGACTCAGTATTTGGGTAAACAGACTGAACTATTGCTTCATAATCCCTCGGTGTAACCGCCCTGTTCTGTGCGGAGTACATTCTAGGTGCAAAATATCGTATAGAGTCAATTGCTTCGATATCAGTACCGTTTCTAGCAGTTTGAACGGCGGTTACTGTAACAGTATTTGTAGATGAAAGTGAATTTCCTGCATCATCTACTATATTTCCAGAAAAAGTAAAGAATTTACCTTCGTTTCCATCTTTACCGTCAGTTATAATGTAAGAGATATCAATTTCATCACCAATTTCTAGTTTTTTACCAAATAAACCATCTCCAAACAGTAATTCATAGGTCTCATTCTTAATTTCTTGTATTAAATACACATTTGAGACGGAAGTAACATCAATAATATTGTCAATTCTTGAAAATGATAGTCCTGCAGACGATCCAGACTTCTTTATAGTCACTCTAAGTGAGTCTAAATCGATAAATGAGTTGTCAAGAATGAATCTTTGGTCAGAACTACCATTTACAGTAAATTTTTTAGTTAGAAGTGTGCCTTGGAAGACAGTTAATCCAGAAAATTTAGCAGTTCTTGGAGAATTATTACCACTTATGCCTCCAGAATCCAAAGGACTGTTTACTGTTACATCTTCTGGGACAGAAAAAGTAAAATTTGTGTTACTTACAGCACCAACTAGTGCTAAACCTTTCTTTAAAGTGACAGTATTACTATTTCCAGCAAATTTAAAATCAAAATCAACGACTGCTTCGGCAGATTTTCGTGATCTTGGTACATATCCTATGTTTCTAGCTAAAGAAACGACATTTTCTCGTAGTGTTGCTGAATCCAAGAAGGACTCATTAGCAACCATATTACTATTAAAGGCAGTTATATACGAATTGTATGCCAATATATCGACAATGATCGACATATTTGACCCTTCAAAGTCAAAATCCTTGAAATCAGAGTTAGCTCTCAGGTAATCTTTGATAGATTCCTTAATTTCGGCGAAATTTAAGTTGGTAAACTTAGTAAATGGCATTCTTTATTACCTAGATGATTCTAACATGAAGTCAAATGATTGACTTGGAAAGTCTTGTCCTACAATATCGTATGTAATAAACACTTCAAATGTATTTTCTTCTGGTTTTGGGTCTACTTTCACTGAAGTATTTGCTATGCGACCCTCAAAACCTCTTAAAACATCAAAAATTTGCTGAGTTATGACACTTGCAGTACCATAATCAACAAAATCAAACAAAGATCTAGTCACATCTGTACCAAGATTAGACTGAAAAGGTCTCTCGCCATCTATAGTCTGAATCAAATTCCTTACAGCTCTCTTGATCGAGTCCTCATTTTTAAGAACTCGTAAATCTCCAGAAACAGGGTGTGGCAAAAAAGATAGATCTATGTCTTTAAATGCCTTGGATTTTGATTCAGCCATACAGAGGCTCTAGGTATCTCGATTATTTATACCAGTTTCCGTGAATTATTCTACTCCCTCTAATAAATCAGATAACTTCTTACATCTCTCTGCTGCAATTTCGTGATGATTGCCCCTAGTTCTAATACTATTCATTATAGTATTGTATATGTCATACTCGTCTGCTTCAGAGGTAATAGCATCATAGATTGCTTCATCTAACGCAGACAAAGCATAGTCCTTATATTCTGTGTCATCACTCACAAGATGTAGATTTCTTTTATTATCTGTCATTGTTTGCCTCAATGATTGCTTCTTTAATGACACTCTTAAGTTGCCTTAGTTTCTTTTTACCAAGACCTGCTCTAGTATCGATCTTTACCTTTACCCAATATACTCCTGCTAATACTAACAGGAAAGGAACTGCTTCTGCCCAAGAGATGTTGTTCCATGCTTCGACTACATTCATTTACCTTGTCCTCTATATGGTTTACGAGCAGCGTTTCGGGCGGTGCTAGAAAATTTTGAATGTTTTCCTTGTCCTTGTCGAGTCTTTTTAGGAGTTGGTTCAATCCAACTGCCTCCTGATAAGTTTGTAAATTGTTTAGCCATTGGTTTCTTTCATAGTATGGGATATTGTTGATGGGTCTGGATAGTTCTTTGTATAATAGGAATACGCATAGTCCTCTAAGAGATCCAGAAATTCAGTTTCACTTATATCGGTGTGCTTCTCAACTCCACCGATATAGATCGTGTAAACTGTCTTTGACATTATATAACTCTTGTCTTCTCGTGTCCTACTCTAATACGAGGATCGCACCATATCTCAAATCCTGCTTCTATAGCATCGAGACAGAAACTCACATCCTCTCCACACATATCTTGAACATCGCCTGATTCAAATACTTGCATCTTAGGAGCAAACCAAGGATACTTCATACCTTCATGCTCAAATACTCCTTTCTTAATTAAGCACCATCCGAAACCTGTGTAGTCTACAGTAAATGGTTTCTTACGCTTAGTCATGGTCTCACCTGTTTCGTGATTCATAACTCCACCATTGTTACGGAAGTCGCCCTCATCTAACCAATGAGCAACAGAGGTAGTACGACCATCCTCTGTCATATACCAACCTGCAGCAATGTCTTTGTCCATAAGAACAAGTTGTAAGAACTTCTCTGTTCCGTAGACGATATCACTATCAATCCATAGTTGGTAGTCGTATTGCAACTTACCGTCCCAAGGAATCTGATCAGGTCCTCTTAATACATTTGCCCCTAGACACTTACAACGAGCAAAGTTGACCATACTACTATAGTCTTGAGATATTTGTATACTCGCCCCATGTTGTACTAAGTCAAAGCAGAGTTGAACGAAACTCTTCAAGAACTGGAATGAACATCCTCTACCAGGCATACAGAATACTATTGCCTTCCCTTTTAACATCTCCCATGCCTTATCATAGTCCCATTCGGGTTCGGCACTTTTCTTTGGTGTTTTCGCCTTAACAGTAAATCCTTTAGCCATAATGAATAATGTACTTCATATATTATAACAGATTATATAGGCACAGTCAACGACACCTATTTTACTCGATATACAATCCGTCATTTTCTACAGTCATAGTTATTTCCCCATCCTCATACCAATCAAACTGGTTGCATACGCTCTCAGGCAGATCTAATACCAACTTATCCTCTGCATGGTCGTACCTTATGGCGATTTTTATTTTTTGAATATTTTTTTTCACAAAACGAATCCTGATGTTCGTTTTTATATATTGGATATTTTTTTTCTAGAGAGATATAGCAAGGTCGAATTGGGTCGTTTATAGCTTACAAAGGTTCCTTCGATTTAAACCGCATCACAAAACCACGATAACATATAAGGCACGAAATAACCTGTCAGTTTGTGTTATTTAGTGTCAGTAATTACAATAATAGTTGTTACTTAGTGTTTCATAATAGCCCTGCCTAGGGTAATAATCAAGGTCATAATTATCATCTGAGTTGTTATTACTTTCTGCCTGGTAATATTCGGGTTCAAAGTAATAATCTGCCATACGATTGCAGTCCCTCAGTGTTCTTATCTGTATTATAGCAATATATCTGGCATATGTCAAATATAAATGCTATGTTATAAGAACTGTGTGGAAATTGTGACCTCTGTGTAATATTGTAACCCTGTGCTTGACATTATGCTCTCTCCATAGTACACTCGCTTAACTAACAATAACTCCGTACATTTACTGACATTAAATAACATTTACTGAGAGAAGAATAAAACACTAATATACATTTAAAAAGGTATTTAATAACTTTCCGTATATACTCACAAACACTTATGTATGCCCTCTAAATGACACTCAGACAGGGTTAATTACTGTCTGGTTTGTATATGTCTTCTAGGGTACTTGTCTCCCTAATTAACACTAACTGTTCTTGTTCACGAGGATAAACTAAGACACAACATTTACTCATTGGTTGTAAAGAATGACCACACACATTTTTCTTTACACTAATACAAACTGTGATGTAAGTTTCATCAACAAAATCAACTATTCCACGCATTTTATCGGGGAATTCTACATAGTTTCCTGTTTTAAATTGCATCTTAGTTGATAATCAGTTGAGTCCAATAAGTCTGTTATATGTAAAGGTAGAGGTGTATTATTTTTTGCCCACTTACTCTTATAGTTCATAATAAACACCCTAAGTAAACTTAACTGTTCATGACTAAGTTGTACATTGTAGATCATATTAGTATTTAATTGTTGTTAGTTAGTGATAGAACATAGCACTCGTCAATGTCTATATCCTCCTCTATTATAGCACAAATTCTATTAATATCTTTCTCTGTACTTGCTTCTACTGACAATAACCAACCATCGTAATCCTCTTGATAAGTATCATTTTTTAGGGCGATTCCCAACTCATCTTGATATTTAGTAAGGAAATTAACAACTGAATAGTTATTATAATTATCAGCAAATACTACCACTAAAGTAGCACTAACCCCTGTGAAATATGTTATCCCTGATGATAACTTATCCATGCTTAATTTAGTCTTTCTAGGCATTACTTTAACCCCCAGTTAATTGTTAAATAGTCCTCATTATGATACCTATGTAATTCATCTGGTTCAGCAATAAATATGAATTCTTCACACAAATATTCTACACTTATGTTCCCTAATTCTTCACATGCCCTTAGCATTTCTCCTATCTGTTTGTTAGTTAGTGATAGAACATCTATGCAGTAAGCAATATCTTTTTCTAATTGTGACCTGTATTTCTTGTTAACAAACTCAGGTAATTGTGGTTCTTTGTTGTTCTTCATAGGTAAAAGTTCTCCTGATAAGTAATAATTTGTGAATAGAAATCGTTACCATAAGATAACATTTTGTGGTTGGACTTGTCAACCCTTGGTTTATACTTATTCACTAACGATTTGTACTCGTTAGTGTTAAGTATTGGTGGTAAGTTTGGTTTGTTCATAGTTAGCGAAAGTTCAAAGATTTGATTGGTTGTTTATCATCTTCCGCAAGAGATAAACCGAGATCATCTAAAATAATATCTCTTACCCTCTCTCTGTCTAGCGAATCGCCATCGCCCCATGTGTAATAGTCATTGCCATTTTTCTCGGCATCTACAAGTTTTTGCCTGTATATAAAAATAGCGTCAAAGATGTGTTTTTTGGTTAAACCTGTAATTGGGTAGAGTGGGTCTTCATTACCATAGAAAGACCAAACATAATCTACAAAATTAAATAAACTGTTGTATGCTGACATAATTTAAAGAGTGTAAAAGGACGATTGAAAGAAAGAAATAAGCGGATATTTTCATTAGTCTATTGCTAGTTCCATGCCAGATACGAAAACTTCGTTGACATTTTTGTAAGATACGAACCACTCAAATTGCTTTTGAAAAACTCTCATGCCGTATGAAAACTCATCTAATAGTGCATTGAGTCTAGATTTAGTGGTATTTGACTGCCAACCGCCATCGAAGATTTGAATTGAATTGTTTGATACAGTTGCAATGTGATTTCCATGTAGATAAACAAATGCATTACCTCTGATGTTCACTACCTCGGTGTTTGAACTTCTGAAGTCAGAGTTGTTTCTGATTGCCTGATTCATGTTTTTTTCGATGATTCGCATAAGGTCTCTTTGTTTGGTATACATCTATTATAACCAATAAAAAACCCCCAATGGGGGGTTAGTGTGCCAGTTTGTCAAGTGGTTTTATTCGCCCACTAACTCAGATAATACCGCTAGAATGTCATTTCCAGTTTTTGCATCCTCGAAAACTGCTTCAAGGTCAATGTTAACAAATGGTACAGATTGAAGAATCATTGTTGTTAATTAGTAAAAAACAGTTGTTGTTAATTAGTGGTCTTACATAATTAAGATTATGACCTAGCAACTAGGGGATCTAATAATTAATGCCACTTTGCCTACTGGCACATAGCGTCAAATCTTCTTCTTGCTTCTGCTTCTATCTCTGGTAATACACCAAACTCAGAATCTTGCTCAATTGCTGTAAGTTGGTCTTGAGTCAAATTATGCTCTACTGCATAATCTATCCATGCTTCATCATATAATTGCTCTAGTAGCATTTCATTTTGTAAACAAGACATTTAAACATCCTCTCTAATGTAACCATTTTCTGATACCATGAAAGCATCAAGTTTAGTAATATCTTCCTTAGTGAGAGTATCAAAGTCAACTCCGCCAAGTTTGTAGATACCCCACTCTGAGATTTCGATAACATACTCTGCCCAGTTAGCACATATGCATGCGAGGTTTTGTAGATTGTCATCAAACAGAATTCTCTGCTTGATTCGGTTTACTGGTTCTGTGTAAGTTGCTGTTGAATTCATGTTTCTTTGTTTGTTACTCTTATTATAAAGGATAATGAGACCATGTAAAGGTATTAGTGGACACTAGTTAAACTGTCTACCTTGCCTCTCGAATTTTGTCAAATGCTGCTTCAATCTCTAATGGTAGGTCATCAGTCATATCCATATCTAACATTGTCTCGTATAATTTGTTCATTTGATATAATTCATCAAATGTGAATTCAATTGTTAATGTTTTCATGATTTTAAACTCTCAATATAATTGTTATGATTAATGAGTAATTTTTGCAAGTCTAGCAATTTGCCGAGGTTTAATCCTTCTAGATCTTCCCACTCTGAAACATAGTCAGGATTATCGAAATCGCCTGTGCCATCTATGTTTGATGGGCAACTCATTAAGTCTTGCTCATCATCTAACCAAAAGTGCCTACCAAAATGTTCTGACTGAACTGGATTTTCTTTGGTTATCTTGCTTTGAAAATTGTAAAATTTGGTCATTAGAATGGGTTGCTCCAGTTGTATGCTTGATAATCGGTTACTAAACCGTCTTTGTTGAGACTGTCAACATAATCGTTAAATGCTGTTCTTTTTGCAATTTTGTCTCCCCTCCACATAGGGTCAGATTTTACTACATCCGCCCACATTTCTCTGAAAGATGCAACCGCTTGAGATTTAGTCATTCTATAGTTCATTAGTTTGAATCTCCACCACTCATGATAACATCGAATAAAGAGTCAAAGTCATTTGAGTCCATATCGTCATTGATGCCTATATCTGAGAAGAATGTAAGCATTTGAACTAGTACTCGGTCTTGAGCATCGGTCAAAGTGTATTTTTGCATAATTGATTAATTCGTTTGTATACTACTAGTATAACCGATAAATGAACAAAAAAACCTGATAGAGTGACAGTAATATTACTGTCACAACATAGATTGACTTTATTGTGCTCATACCTCTAAACATGTGTTTCCTATCCTCTCATTATTACCTTTTGTTACAATTCTACCGACTGGTAAAAATACATCGTCTAGAGTATCATAAACTGTAACAACCTCTAAAAGTTTATCTTCATCCAAAGATTGCAATTCTGTGAGTAAATCAAGGTAGGTCATATATCCTACTTCATTATCAACAATTGAATCAGGATTTGCAGGTTTGAATAACTTTTTTGTCATGTAATTAGTGGGATTAGTTGTTAAGTTGTTTGCGAATGTTGCACTCTATTTCTTTTAAATATCGTGCTTTTCCTGGTGTTTTAGATGTTACTATTATAGCACCATTTGCACCATGCCATGTATAATGTTTGCCGACCTTTTCAAGTTTAAAATCATACTTTTTCATCAACTTTCTAAGGTCTTTGCATATCTTTAAAGTCATGTTGTAACTCCCTGATCTTGCGTGAGATCCCATACTTGAATATAATTGTTTAACCATTTTCTTTGATATTCTGTTAGTTCATTACTTTCCCCACCAGTAGGACTATGATGTAAAATATCATCTGCACTCATAAACTCTAAGTTATACTTAGTGCAGAAGTCTTCTAATACATCACTTAAAAAATCAAGATTGTTCATTGTTTGATAGTCTCCATTGATAAATTGTTGTTTTGTAATTGTTGTTATTTGCATTATCTTAGATAGAGATATGAACCAACCCAATCTGCTACTGAATAGCATAACTCACGAGATTTAGGGTTTAGTAAGTTGTATCTTACATGCTTTGCAGGTTTATTCCATGATGCTGCTTTATATACATCGCCAGTATTTTTATCGATGAATGCATGAACACTTCCATCACGATACTCATTTCTATCTTGGAATGTATCGAATTCTTGTTGAATGACTTTAAGATATTTCTTACCTTTTTGAATTCTAAACTTCATTAAGTTTGCAGTTCCGTCATCCATTGCCTGTAACTGATCTTTAGCATACTGGGATAGTTCCCCTTCATATCTTAAAGAGTTGCCAGTAAGCATGTTTCTATGATACTGTCTATAATGTTGCTCTAGTATTTGAGTTAAGAACTCAGTATAGTTGAGAACATCCGCTTGAGTTGCCTGTGCATCAGTTGGTGCTGATTTTACACTTCGGTCATCAATTTGAATTGGTGGGGTGTTTGGCATAATTTCATTGCTTTGTTTATACATCTAGTATAGCAATAAAAAAGCACCTTATCAAGGTGCTTGTGCCTCTTTATTAACTGTCTGCGTCTCTCTCTAGCACTTCTAAGTGCCTGTGGTTTTAATGTCCTTTTCTTTTCCTTCTTACTATGGTGTTGCCAATTAGGTGTTATCATGATATCCTCCTATAGAGAATTAACTCTTTTTATGTCAACATTGCCATATTGCTCTAAAATCAATTGTTTAGCACCATCAGGATTATTACTGTTTACAATAACACTCTGAAGTCCTAAGTTTGGACTATAGAAAATTACTTCTTGTTTGCGAATTTCAAAAAACATGATGTTACTTAGCAGGTACGGTTGTTAATATTCTATCAATAAATGCATCGGGATTTGTTGATAGGAATGTTTCTCTAGCGTCATCAGGGGATGATGCTATAATAGTTGATTCTAACATAGAACCACTATTATTGTTTTTATAGAAAATAGTGTGTAGGAATGCCATTGTTAGGTGTTAGCGAATGAATGTGCAGGAAGTCCATCAACAAAGATTAATTCTATAATCTTTTGAAGTCTATTCCTAGTTGAGAGTGATGCTTTACCACATAACGGAACTGTAACCACTCCATGAGATTTACGATATAATTGATAGTTACCAACTGGAATATTGCCCTTTGCAATATTATCTGCATCTTCTTTATGTAGTCTTATCACTCTTCCTATGGTCTGTGCCATTTCGATAACTGGTAGATTTCTCAATAGTATTGTATGAGTTAATCCTGGAACATTGATTCCTTCAGATAATATAGAGTAATGAAATACAACAAACTTTTTGTTGTCATCACGACCCCACTCTGTTAGAGTATTAAAGAATACATCACGACCAACTTTTTTATCATTGACATATGCACCATGCTTTGATGTAATATGCAATACATCATAACCTAGTTGCTTCAATATATCTAAAAGATTAGTTTGAGATAGCATTCTCCATAATATTGTAGTATTAGGAGCAGCAACCAACACTTTAGCACTCTGTTCTTCTGTTAGATCGTCAAGTATTTCTAATACCATTTCTCTATCAACATCAGGTGCATTTTTTTTAGTTCTTACATGATCTGTTTCATGTATTACTAGTTTTGGTGGTATAATACTACCATTGTCAATTAATTCTGGTGCAGGAACACTAATCAAAGTATTGCCAAATACATCAGTATTATTCATACCTCGACCATTAGTTTGTCTAGTGTATTTGGGTGTAGCAGTAAAGAAATAACTGTTAGATGCATTGGTAGCAGTACTAGCAACACCTACAAAATGGTTTCTTTGAGTTGCATTATGTGCTTCATCACAATACATGATATCAACATCTATCATAGCATCATCTATTCTGCCTAGTGAGTGATATGTAGAAAATATGATTTGATGCTGTGATAGAAATTGTCTATCGACTATCCACTCATGAATGTAACGAGGTTTTGTAGATGAATCGAAATCTGTTTCTCCACTATGAACATGTAATATGTTTAAGTTGTCATTGAGAACTATGTTATCATTGTCTTGAGTATATTCTATAAATTCAGAACATAATTGATTTGCTAGTAATAAACGAGGGGCAACAATAACAACAGTTAATGGAGCATCAGCAGTTTCAATGCGTGATACTAGATCTTCTAACATGATGATAGTTTTACCACCACCAGTAGGGATATACACGCAACCTTTGTTGAACTGTTTTAGTTTGTCAAGTGTTCGTTCTTGATGAGGTCTTAGTGTAATCAATGAATTAATAAATGTCGTATGTATTAAGTATAGTGTATGATTATTGCCAATATGCAAGTTTATGGACACTTTGTTGACTGTCCACTACCCTATTATAACACATTTTACTTCCAATACATATGAAACATCATACCATGATAACCACTATTATATTTCTTACCGCTTCCTTTCATTTGTAAATGAAATAGTTTAAAGTTATCACTAGTTCTGAACTCTAGTGTAGTATTGTTTATTTTCCATGTTCCATTTTCTATTAGTGATACTAGAGAATCAACATCTATAATATCAACATTATTTGTTATCTTATTTCTCCATACTATATGATTAATACTATCCCCACTAAATCCTCGTTTTACAATAATATCAAATATCTCCATCTTATATGAATTCATGAATGATATAAAACTATTAATAATAGGATTTGGTATATTATCTCTATAAACTCTATTTTGTCTTATCTCAGCATCACTAAGATTAATGTGTGGGTGTACATCCTTAACAATAGATACTAGTTCTTTATTTGCATATCCAAAGAACATGTTAATAAAATATTCGCAATAACTATCACTAAGACCAAAATAATCTATAAACTTCTTACTTGATAGTAATGCTACTTGAGTATGATTTTTAGATACATTCTTTACTGAATATTTGTTAGTTCCTTCATTGTCATATACATCTACCTTAGTCTGTGGTCTGCCATCGGTTTTATGGTCTCCACCAAATCGTTCATTTAAAAGATGAACACATTCTGCTTCATACTTGTGCCCATCTTGCTTTGCTTTTGTTCCTGATATTACTGCATTCATGATACAACCTCCATTGTACGATAGTTAGTAACTAAAGTTCTCTTACCTTCATTGTCAATTAAAATAGTACGACTGGTCTCTGGTGTGTAACCTTTTGCATCGGTCTCTCCTTTGATGTAGTTAATAAGAACTAAATGGTCTGTTTTGTAACCATCTTCATCAGTCATAATGACAACATCGCCGACTCCGATTTCATATGGGGAATTGTACTTCATTTGTATAGTGGGTAGTAAACTTCTTTGTCAACTGCATGCTTCATAGTCTCATACATTGAAAACTCAGGGTCAGATAAATCTTCGCAAGTTGATAGGATGTTGATAACCTCTTCCATGAGTCCGATTATCATTTTTTCTTTTGGTGTTGTTCGCATAGTATTTGTCTCGTATAATATTATTATGACATAAAAAAAGAGACCTAACAGGTCTCCTGTGACAGTTATTTAATTGACCTTAGAATAATAAACCCCATGCTAGAACTATAAAAAATGCCCATGCAAGAAAGTTTCTTTCTTCTAATACATTTGAGTCTTGCTTGATAGCACTAAGTAATTCTGATTTAGTGTTTTTCATGCTGAACTTGTTCATGTAATGTTGTATATAAAGAGTGGGCGAAACATTAAGGGTAATGTAATTTTAATTCATCGTCATGTCTCTACTTCTTGTTTGAGAATGGGACTTACAACTTCAAAACTCAAGCAACTAAGTTGACAGTTTCAAACTGTGAGTACAAGAGGTCTCCAAACATAAAGAGCAGTTATCCACAGCGTGATCAAAGATCATCTGAATTGTTGCTCACCCCTGCCTTGCGTTTGCCCATTCTCAAAACTGTTAGAGTAGATGAACCCTTAACTGTTTCGCTCTTCTATTATACACGATTCAATAGGTCTGACAACCACCTAGTGTACACTTTACAAACTGTCCTGTGGTAAGTCCAAATCCATTGCTTCAATAGTATCAGCAATCATTATACTATATGTCTCCCTAGTTTTCATTTCTAACTTGAGTAGAAATTTACACATGTTTTGCAATTCCTTTATATCATCACATCGATCAATTTCTCTTGATATTTTCTCGTACTCGAATTCTTGTGATGTATTCCTTAATGGAATGCTATTAGGGTCAAACTTCATTTTCTGATGATACCTTTAGGTGTGTGACCATGTGCAATGCCTAGTTCATGTAGTTTTGCATGTTCATCAATTTGATCTCTTAATTTCTTCTTCCCTGCACCAAATGTGTTATACAATCCATAGATGATTGAAGCAAATAAAACTAAACCGAGAAATAATATAAATCCCTGATCTGGTGTAAGGTTAAGATGATTTATTAAAGGTGTTTTACACTTAGTCCATGTTCCTGGCAAATGATATACAGGGGGGCATGATAGAAAGATCATTTTTTAAATACTCCAACTTGTTTTAAAATGTAAATGGTTAATACTGTCCAAAATATTACATACCACATATTTTACATCCCATTCCAAAAATTGTCCATTGGACTCTGCATACTTCTTGAAATAAAGTATAAACCTACATTGCAAGCGAACCAATAGATATTTACTATCCACGCTTGTCTCCAACAGTATTTTCTGTTGGTCTGCACTATGTATAAGTCTCTTTCATTGCCACTTGTTTTTACAAATTGTTCTAATATCAGTGATATTACAAAACCAATAGCAAAAATATAAAATAACAGGTTCAATAAACCTGCCATTGAGAGTAAAAAGGTCATCTTCTAAGTATTTTTTGGATGGGAACTTGTTTTAGTTTGTCTATTACATCAACTTCCACTCTCTCTACAATCTTGTCAAGTACATCTATGTCAATATGCATGAAAGGTGGGATGATACCTAACAATCTTAACAGACCATCAACAAATAATGATAGTGCAGTAAACCCTAATATCATACTTATAACCGTAGCATCACGATTATGTTTACGCATAGACTCTTCATCGATCTTTTTTGCTTCAGCAACTGCAACTGCAACTGCCTCCTCGATCATAGCATCAACTTCTTGCTTAGTATATGCCACTTTTTTTATTCTTTCTTCTGACATTTGACCTCCTATGTCTGTAAGGGGAAAGTCCTTAATTAAAGTTTCTACCATAGTATTGGATCAAGGTTAATTTCTCCGAATGCTTCGGATGTTGGTGGGATCAATTCTGTCATCAATGGAAATAGGTGAGCATAAGGTGAACCGAGACCTCTAGTAGTCTCAGTAAATATCTGATAACTCCCTAATAATCTATAAGGTTCGTCAGAATTATGTGTTTGTTTTTGTCTCAAACGCTGTTCATCCTCTGCTAGTCTCCTAAAATAATCTAAACGAATATTCTCATGTAATGGAATAAGTTCATTCATTTTAAGATATTCATGTTGGATGAGATTTGTAGATATGTCAAAGTATTCTCTGTTCTCTAAACATAAACAAGCATTTGTTCTAGTTTGTTCCCAGAACTCAGTCTTATATTTAGAACCTTCTTGTAGATAGAAACCGAGCGATGATGCACAATCTTTTTTGCCATCTTCATATCTGTCCACTACATCTAATCTTTGATACTCTGTTTGTTGTCTCTCAGGATCTAAAAACAAATACTCTGCAATTGCTTCTGCTAAATCTCCTTCAAGATAGTTTTTAAAGTTGTTTAATTCATCATTAAACCCCAATGCACGACCACATCTAGCATATCTGTTATTAGAGTGAATACAATAATCTGATAACATTTTATCATATTCATTTATCTTTGGCAACTCTCCCACACTTATCTCACAATGCTCATTAAAATCTTTAATAGCATCATCAAGTGTTGTTAAGTCCTTATCATATGAATATATCCATGTTTGAGCATCCTTAGTTGGCATGCCTGTTAGATATCCATGTTTACATGCAATATGTGCAGTATAATTCCATTTACCCTCTACTTTCTTGTGAATAGTTAGAGATGCATTTGTTGGATTATATAATGCTTCACTATAAGAATTGTGATCCCATATTGCACCTCTAGTGCAATCAATTACAAAATCATATTTATCATCAAGTATTTTAACATAATCTTCCTGCACATCAATATTATCTACATGAGCATCGATCATTCTTACATTTCTAGCAGTATTAGTATAATTATTCCAGAATAAATCTACAAATTTTCTACCATTTAGATGCCAACCTACATGAGTTGGTTCATACAACACATAGAAATTATATGCTGTGACATTACCAAATCCAATAAACTTTTTACCCCACTTTTGTTTACCATCTAACAATCTTGATAGATGTATTGAACTTAGCGTAGTATTCTCTCCAACTATTTCTCCCCACTCGGACTCAGTTTGTATACCATAATCATCAATAACATGAGAACAATCACGAATCCAAACTATCTCATCATCTTGATACACTCCATCGATAGTATCTCTATGTGATACACAATTCAATAATACTTGTACAGCATCAATACCACCAATAATAGCAATTTTTCTAGTCATAAGTTATGTAAATGTAGGAAACTTGTTTGCATAATCTGCACTCATTCCTTTAGTAAATGAACTGAAATTATAATAGTCACGACAAAAATCGAAAGTAAACTCGACATCAAGTAAATCATTAACAAATAACTTTTTCATTTCTGGGTCATCCCCTATAATATTAAACAAGTCATCAGTAAATGTTTGCTCATCACTTATTAAACGACAAGGATTAATCTCCTTATTATTTAATATATCTCTAGCATTTTTCTGAACTTGTGTCCAGAATGGAGTTTTATGTTCTGAACCAAAATGATACATCCACGCAGCATTTAGTAACCAGTCTCCAACAACCTCCTGATAATACCAACTGTTGATATTATTAATAAGATCTATGTTATTATATGTATCGCCGAGAGCATAGTCTGCCATCTTATCTGTTACACTATCATAATACATACCTGCCAATGCTTCAAGTGGATCTAGAAATCCCAACGCATTACCATTACGAGCATATCTACCACTATGATGTAGAACATAATTAGAGAATCTAGGTCTCCATGTAAACTTATTATATTGATGTCCATCTTGTTTTACTAAACTTCTGAACTCTTGCTGTGCTTCCTCTTCAGTGGTCAAACTTGAATTATAAGCATAACCATATGTTCTCCTGCTTTGTAATGGAATTCCAAACATCCAACCATTTCGAGTGGTCTGTGTCAATGTATAACCCCAGTCTGCAGGTTCTGGTAGTCTAGTAGCAAGAACTGTATTACATGTTTCAAAGGGTGAATCAAAGTAATAATCATCATTCACCAATGATTTACCACCACTACAATCTAATACAAAATCAAATGCCTCCCCATCAATTAGAACACCAAAGCAATGTCCACCTATAGGATCTTCATCGAAAGATATAGATTTTATCTTAGTATCTCTTGCTTCAAAATTATATGAACTCTCGTTAGTTAAATGCTCAATAAAGAAACTACTGAATAATCTGGTATCAAAATGAATAGCAGCAGTGCTCATAGGAAAATACCTAGTAAAGTCTCCACCATTCTTACCCCATCCTACAAATCTATTTCCATGCTTGATAGTGGCATCAAAATAATCTTTAGAATCATATCTTAAATATGATGGTGGACTAGCAATCTGTCCTGATAATGATGGAGTTGTTGACTCTCCAATACCAAATATATCTGTTGATGTATCATATATCCACACTATTTTATATTCATTCTCTAAATCTGCCTTGGTTCTATCTTCTATTAATTGAAGAATAGAATTGATACCAATAACACCTGCACCGATAACAGCAATTTTTTTCATTGTATTCCAAAGAGAATGTTTGCTTTTCTAAAATCATCATCAACAAACTTTAGAGCATAGTTGTTAGTAGAAACAACATATCCTTCTGGAGTTGTTGGTGTGTTTCCTATATATGTTCTTATCTGTCCAACCTTATTTAACTGAGCAATAACCATTCTCTTAGCATCACGAATAGAAATGTATGATGCAAATGTAAAGTATATCTCATTCTGATATCTAGAGATAAAGTTGAGACCTTCTAACTTCATTTGTTTGTATCTTGCTTTACCTTTAGCACTTGTTTTAGTATTGATCTCTGCATCTAACTTGTCAGAATAAAACTTAGCAAACTGTGCAACTGTCCTTCTAGTGTTTACAATAGTTTTACCAGTACGAATCTGTGTATTGAAGAACTGTTTGAATAGTATAGGCATTAAGAATCTAGACTGTCCATGAGTGTGCATAATATCAAGGAATCTTGATGCTCTCTTAAGTGAACCCTCTGCACGATTGATAGTAGCAATATACTTGATCTTCTGAGTATTATCAAAACGACTAATACCTTGAGCATCCTTGAAATTAGCATTGGGAATGAATATATCTTCAGTTCCTACAAATAATGGTGCTTTGTATACTGCCTTGCAATCTTGTATAGTGCTACCTTCATAAACTGTGTGAAATACGATACCGATATTTGCTTTCTCTACTGATATACCTTGATTTGACTTACATGATACTGCATAAGTAATCGCATTGGGATTGAATGTAATAACTCTATGTCCACCGATACTAGCATATTTTTTATCTCCTGATGAGAATAATAAATCTCCTTGAACAATACCTTTGATATTTAATTGAGGAAGATACTTAAGACAATCTTTTAACTTTGAACGCAATATCTCTGCTTGATAGAAACGATCAACATCAACATCATCATAACATATTTTAGGTGTAATCTTGTTGAATACTGATTTAGTACCAACAAAGAATCTGCCAGTAACAGGATCTGTACCACAAATAATCGCAGGAGCACCATCCCACTTAGTAGTAACACTTAGATCAGACTTATTGCCTGTAAGCATGTTACCAAATGATCTGAGTACAGAAACGACATTGAATCCACCAGCAGTGCCAGTATTGAGGATTTCGTCTTCTAAGTGTTCTAGATGGGTATTCTTCATACCTATATTATACACGATTTTACCTCGTTGTGGGGGTTGAGTGGACACTTAAATGACTGACTATCACTTGAATCCAGGACCATTTGCCCAGACTACTAAACTTCTACGAATGCCAGAAGTAACAGGTTGAACCCTGTGTAACACATAACTTGGAAATATTACAACATGCCCTCTATTATTTACTGCAGTTTGTACTTCACCATCATGCAGTTGTAGTTCACCACCAGTATACTCACTAGGGTCACTTAACTGAACTGTCATACTCAATTTTCTTGGTGGTACATCCGACTGCATATTATTATCTACATGCCATCTATAAAATCCTTTATCGTCTCCCTCATATACTGTGAATTGGATGTGCTCATGAAATCCACGGATATCAAACTTCCAAAACATACCATTAGTTACTCTTAATATATTACCTAGACGCTCATACAACCATCTTGTATCGTTGTTACAGTCTATCCATGCAGTTTTAGATGTACGAATACTATCAACTACATTGGTATCACTATTGTTACCAACTGTAGCAGGTTTTGGTGAAAGAGATTCACCATACTTAATAATACTATCACACTCGTTTGAGGTGAATCCATCTTCCCATATTTGATAGGGTGTCTCACCCTGAAAATTAGGGGACGGACTCAAAGAATAAATTGACATGACGAAATTTAGAAAATGATTCTGATGTCTCCGTTGTTTTGTATTACTTGATATTTACTGCCCTTAACTGCACGACCTGCAGCACCACCTTGTGATCCACCTGCTTGCCCCCAGTCTCCACCATCGCCACCAGGTTGACCAGGTGTGCCAGGTGTGCCAGGTGTACCTGCGTTTCCAGGTGTGCCAGGTTGACCAGGTGATCCACTACCGCCAGGTTGACCATCTGAACCTGGTGTTCCTGAACTACCACCTGTTCCACCACTACCAGGCGTACCAGGCGTACCAGGTGATGCTGCACTACAACTTGCTGAACCACCAGGTGTGCCAGGTGTGCCAGGTGTTCCCGATGAACCACCTCCACCAGGTGTACCAGATGAACCAGGTTGTCCACTTCCACCAGGTGTACCAGGTGTGCCAGGACCTCCTCCACCACCAGGCGTACCAGGTGTGCCAGGTGTACCAGGTGTTCCTTTTATGTTACCAGTTTTGTAGTTCCAACCACGACCAGGTGCAGCAGTACCACCAAATCCCTTAAATCCTTTACTTCCTGAGTATCCACCTGGTCCTCCAGATCCGCCCGATCCTCC